GGCCATGATCAGGTCACTGTGAAGTTGTCGCTAAAGAGTTCCTGAACAACCAGCGACTTTCCATCACTTGTTGTCGGAAAATGAGTTGCCTCAATAGCATAAACACCATTGGCGCCTCGTGTCACCGCGTCGATTTGGTAAAACCTTGATACTGGCGCCACATCGCCCAAAGTGCTCTCAACACCCCAAGTCACCTGAATGATGTCCAAGGGGTCAAGGTAAATGTCCCCCGGAATGGCCTCAAAGCTAATCATGTGCGTAATGTGCTTCCGCAGGGCCAGCAGATGCTTAGCAGTGAAAATTGCATGGGACTCGTACACGCAGAACTCTTCCATGTCGTACTGCTCAAATGGAGCATCAACAGGGCAGTCTTTGTGTTTAACTTCTGTTGCGCGAGAAACGCTGTATTCCTGGTTTGACTGAGATCGCCACGTCATGCTGACTTGGAACGGCAAGAGCTTGCTGCGGTCAATCGAGACGTACCCGTAAGAACCGCTAATGATGTTGTTCTTGTCGAATCGCGCCGCAGGTGTCACGGGCGCAACGCTTAGCGCTCCGTTTGCCTCCGTTGGATACAACGGGCGCAGCGTGAACTGCCCTTTTTGCTTGACCAGGCAAGTCAGAAACATTGGAGCAACTTTTGCTAGATACTCGCGGATGTTGACGCTATTAGCCAGCACTCCATTAAAGTACATGCCAAGATTTTCGGTCATGATTGAAGCCAGCTTAAAGTTTTCTCTGCTAAGCATGGCGGAATCATTAACATGCGTTTTGCTCAACAAGTAGTAGGTAAGATCGGCAAAATTTCGGCTGCTTTCTACAGTTCCCGTTAACACATTTTCTACCTCTACGCCATTTCTGACGAATACTCGCACTTGCTGCTTGTACGCATTGTCGCCTGCTTCTGTTGGGACCCATCCTTTAACAGCCAGCGTGCTCATTCCTTCAAAGCTGCCGCCGTTGCCTGGATGCAAAGGCAAACCTGTGATTTCATCTGGCACCGCAGGCGTCCCCGGAATTTCCGGTATCCAATCATCAACAGTGGCAGTAATTTCAATGTAGTAGTCGCTGTTGTCTACGGTGTCTGTTCCGTAATGGAAGAAGTCAATGTCCTGCCTAGGAAATGAAATACTCATAAGGTCAAGATCGCTGAACTGCGCAATGTTTTTCCCTGGATTGTACGCAGACCAGCGTGCGCCATCAAAATTTGTGTAGTCATACCACATACCAATACCGCCGCCGTTTCTGCGGCGCATCTTTGCGCTTATCGACCGGCAGTTGGGAATGCGTGTCCATCTGCCACTCCAAGACACACGGTTATGCGATTCTTGTATAAATACATTTCGCGGCATCCAATAGCCGGGCACTACCGGAACCTCAGGTGAGCCTGGCTTGATTACAGACAACGTGTAATCAAAACCTTCAGTCGCCAGTGACCCGTATCGAAATGCAATGGCGCCTTCGAGAGAAGACAAGGCTGAAGCACCTTTTCTGACATCTGCAATGTCAACTTCTCCAATTTTTCCGTCTGATAAGACCAGGCCAAATGCAAAATAGTCCTTCTCAATCGGATGCAGCTTGCCGCCATAGCGGGCGGCAGGCGGCGTAATCCATACACCACCCTGTGTGTTTTCTTGCTTGCAAAACACCAAAGGGATTGAATTGCCAATGGATGTCCCGCGCTGATCTGCCACCAAGTCGTGATCAGTGGTCATCATTGCGGCGTATTCATCCCGCCGCAAGTTGGTTGACACCGAGGCGGATGCGCTTTGCGGGATCAGGAATGCGGGGCTCGTCATAGCTGTGGTGGCGTCCCAATCAACGACGTTGTGAATTTTCGCGGCGGTGCCTGTGCCTCAACAGGATCCAGCACGCTGCCAACGCTCAACTCAATCATAACTTCGTTGTATGACACGCTTACAACCTCTCCCAAGAAATTTGCAAGCAATGCTCCGGGCTTGGGTGACGCCGTAACTGCATCATCAAGCGTCTTTAACGACAGCTGAACGATGTGACCGTTTTGCAATCCATCAAGCAACACGTTTAGCACCTGCTCGGACAAGCCCATCTCAATCGTTATGTCTTCCTTGGCTGCCGTTCGCGTGCTCGTGATTGAGGTTACATTAAACGGGTAAAAATCATGCGCGCCAATACTCGCATCGGGCTTAAAATTTTGCACCCGCAACGTAGCTCTCCCACTGTTTTTGGGCCTAAGCACTAAAAACGCCCCAACAGCTGATTGCGTCATCGTGTCACGCCGATCTCACGACGCAGCGCTGGGTTGCGGCGGATCGCTCCAATCGTCTGCTTCACCGCATCGTTGATGATCCCAGGCACGGCATTGGTGCTCAGATAGTTCTGATTGTCCATCTGCATGATGTTGCCCGCATAGGTCACGCTGATTTGCGGATCCTGCAGCACGGCATCACCGCGGCGGCCTTGGGCATAGTTCATCATCGCCGATGACATCTTCGAGGCCGGGATCACATACTCCGCTTCGCCGCCCTCGCCGATTAGGGCATTGGTTGGCTTGGTGACATACCCACCTTCGGCATACCGTCTAAAAGACGGTGGCGACTGCGGGCGACCGCCGCTATTGAAATTGTTGGCGGCTGCCGCAATCTGTGCCTTCAATCGTGCATAGTCCTGCTCCCACAGCATCCCCCCAGCAATTCCGCCCTTGTTGAATAGGCGATCCATCTCCCCTTGGGCCCAACTCATGAAGTCACCGTTGCCACCAGCAGCGCCCAAGCTCATGCCATGGAACAGGCCACTGCCCATCCCGGCGCCATTGGATGCCAACGCTGAGGCGATCGCATTCACGGCACCAGCCGCTGCTTGCGCATAGCTGGCGGCATTGCCCATGTTGGTGGCAAACGTCCCTGCGCTGTTGGCAGCGCTCTCCGTTGCACTGGCCAAAATGTTTTGGTGCATCTCTGCCTCCGCTGCAGCAACACGCCCTCTGTACAAAGCATCCGCAGCACGAAGCTGCTGTTCTGCCACCTGCGTGGTGGTCTGCAGCATCTGCTGGCTCATCTGCACTGCAGCGGTCTGAGCCGCCAGTGCCTCTTGATGCTTAGCCGTTGCGACGCCTTGCGCTTCGGCCAGGGCCACCACAGCCGCCAGCTCCTGCTGCTTGACCTTTGCCGCTTCCAGCGCAATCTGCGACTTCTGCACCTCAGAAGCGATGCTGGCCTGCGATGCCGAAAATTCCAGCTCGGCCTGACGAACGGTCAGGTCATAGATCATCTGCGCCGCGGTGACGCGCTCGCCTTGGCTCTTGGCGGCCTGCAGCTGGCGCTGTGCCTGCTCCAGATACACCTGATTGATGGCCTTCTCCGCCGCAATCCGCGCCTCTGTGATCCGCTGGTTGCTGTCCGCCTGCTGCGTCTGCACCTCAGAAGCACGCTGCAGGGCGTTGTACTGGCCCTCGATCGCCAGCTTCCCGCCCTCAAACGCCTTCTTCATCTGCTCGGCTTTGGCCTGCACCGCCCCGACGCCGGCCTGCAGGCCCGGTGCCGTGGTGGCCATGTTGATGAACTCCTGCTTGGCCTTGGCGGTCTCGGCGCTGATCTGCGCCATCCCTTCATTCACTTTCTTCATGCCGGCATCAAATGCCGCCGCCGCCGCCACAGACGCGCCAATGCCCGCCGCGATTAACGCCCAGCCACCGGGGCCCGACATGGCAAGAATTGCCGCCTGCCCGGCCTGAACCGCCTTCTGCGCCAGCGCCCAGGCTTTCATCGCACCAATAACAACAGCGATGCCGGCGGCGATCGGCGCCATCGTTTTGGCGAAGTTGACCAGGCCGGTGACGATGCCAGTCAATGGCTCCCGCCAAGCGGTGATCGCTGCCCCGGCGACTTTGATGACCGCGGTGAAGCTGGCCATGGCGCCAACGATCGCAGGGCCAAATGCCTCGGCGATCTTCTCCTTGAGGTTCTGGAATGCCACGCCCAACGACTCTGTGGTCGTCATGGCCGGCACCGCTGAGGTGGCCAGTGTCTGCGCGGCCTTGAACAGCACGTCAGAGGTGATCCGCCCCTCTGCACCGAGCTTCTTCAGTTCACCCACGGTGACGCCAAGATCTTTGGCCAGCTGTTGCGTCAGCGCCGGCATTGACTCCAGCACAGCCCGCAATTCATCGCCCGCCAGCACGCCAGACGCCAAGCCCTGCTTCAACTGCAGCAGTGCGCCCTGCGCTTCCTGCGCCCCGGCACCAGATAGCCGCGCCGCCTTCGTCAAGCCAACAAACAGCACCTCCAGCTGCTGCGCTGAAATGCCCGTGCCGCGCAGCGCTGCATAGAGCTGCGAATAGCCCTCACGCGCATCAATGGCAGAGACGCCGAGCACCGACTGGATGCGCTGCACCGCTGAAGAAGCAACCTCTAGCTCGCCGTAGGCACCGGCCAGGGTTGACAGCTGAATTTTGCTCTTCTGCGACGCATCACCAACGCTGGCAATGTCTTTGGCGAGCAGGCCAATGCCCAAGCCCGCAATCGCTGCTTTCAACGCACCAAAGCCAGCGCTGCCCTGCGCCGCCGCTTTCTCCAGCGAACTGCCAGCTGTTTTCGCTTGATCGGTGACGCCTTGCAGCTGCCGCTCAAACTCGCGGATGTTATTGACGCCTTGGCTCTTAAAGACGAGATCAACCGCGAACTGCGTTGCCACCCGCCACTACCAATGCCTAGGTCAAGTCTACCGACGCCAGCTGGCCTTCCTCTCCGCCTTCTCCCGCTCCTCGTGCCGCCAGCTGTAGTACCCGTTCCAGAGCACCATCTCCTCTGGTGTCATCCGCTCCTGCAGCTCCCCAACTGTCATGTGCAGTTCAGAGGCCAGCAGGAACTGAAAATTCAGCCACGAGTCTTCCTTGAAGAGGCGGACGAGGGCTTGGGGTCCAGATCATCCTCCTCCTCTTCTTTGTCCTTCTCGCCTGAATCCAGCAGCTGCAGCAGCAGTTGATCCACCACATTGGCCGGCAGTGCATTGCGCAGCTCCGCCGCCTCCGCCTGCACAAACAAGGGGCTCCCTTGCTCGTCCACAGCTTTCATGATCAACAGCTGAAGTGCAAACGCGGTGGCGTCATCACCACTGGCCTTTTGCGCCTTGGCACGCTGCGCCAGCGTCAGCGGGGTATGCCAATACTCAAATTCCGATCCGTCAGGAAGCTCCACCGATTTACGCACAGGCGCCATGCTCACGGCGGCCTTCAAGCGGTCCAGTGCCCGATCCATACCTAGGAGTAGTGACTCGGAATCACTCTAGACAAGCAGGGGAGCAGCGCTCCCCACACTCTTGCCGGCAGAGAGTCACCATCCGCCGTGCCAAGCCTACCGACAAAAGAAAAAGCCCCCGCTTTCGCAGGGGCTCATCGTCCTCTCACTCAGTCTGCTTACAGCTTCACGCCAAACAGCGCAGTCGGTTGTGCAGCCAGGCTGAAGCTGATCTCAGCTTCCACCACGTCGTCAGTGTTGACGCTCACCGAGAACCCGTTGAGCGACACAGCAGCCTCGATGTAGTTCGAGGTGGTGTCATCCAAGGTGCTGCCAGTGCCAGAAACGGCGTTGATGTAGAGCTTGACGCTCGCAACGCTGTTCTTGTACATGCTGTTGGCCAGCAGACGCTGGGACAGGCCCGTGCCGCTGGTGAACACAACAGTCATGCTGCCCTCGCCAGAAGCGAAGCCAGCCTGGCTGGTACGGAAGCTGGCGTAGCGAGACGCGGCACCGCCAACCTTGCAAGGCAGGGTGGTGGTGTCCACGGTTTCACGAGACAGGTCAAGCGACCAGCTCTTCACGCCGCACAGTGCATCAACAGGCGCAAACGCGATGTTGACGTGACCAGCAGAATCTGCCGTGCCGGTGCCGCCGTCACCGTTGAGGGTGATAGCAGTGCCGCCCTTGGTGGCAGATACGTCGATCGTGCCGGAAGCAACCGCCACGATGTAGTAGGTCGTGCCAGCGGTAATAGCTGTGTCAACCTTGCCGCCGTTTTCAACCTTGAACACCACCGAGTCGCCAACGCGGTAATCCGCGTCAGCAGGCACAGTGATGTGGGTGCCAGCGGGGAAATCAGTGTGATCTTTGAGGCACCAATGGGTGCCTGCGGGAGAGAACATCACCAAACCATCTTGGCCGGTGAGGCTGCTTGTTGAACATGCAACAGGCATGTCAAACCTCGGAAAAACAACAGGCGGGGGCGTCTGCGTTACCAGCGGGGGCTCTGGTTCTC